CCCGAGGTGATGTTCTCGAGTTGGTAGCCCGCCCTATTGGCCTCGGGGGTGGTGGGAAGAAGAAGAAAGCACTTATGACTAAGAAAGAGGGAAAAGAGGTGGTAAAAGAGGTTAAGAATGTCGTGCGGGCAGTTGTGCGCGGCGCTGGACGTGCCGGTGGCGCATATGTTGGCAATGCTATTGGTCAACCCAAGATGGGCGCGCAAGTCGGTGACGCCATTGCTAAGCGCATTTCCCGCGTGATTGGTATGGGTGATTACCAAACTAACGTCGACGACGTTCGAGTTAACTCACTGATCAAAGGTGGACGTGGTGCCGGTGGTGGTAATTTTCCCTCTTTTGCGACTTCACACGATTCAGTACGTATCCGGCATCGTGAGTACTTGCTTGACATTTTGACTCCAGCTGTATGTGGTGGGTTCACCATACAAGCGCTCACAGTCAATGCAGGCAGTGCTGTTACATTCCCGTATTTGTACGCCATTGCACAACGGTTTGAGCAATACCGCTTTCACGGACTTATTTTTGAGTTTGTTCCTACTACTAGTCCGTATAATAGCGCCGGTGCAATGGGCAACAACATTTTCTCCTGTGATTATAACTCGACCAACCTTCCATTTTCCAGTAAGGTTGAAATGGAGAATTCGAACAATAGCATATCTGCCAGGTTCGACAAAGGGTTATTGTACGGAGTCGAGTGCGCCACCCAAGCTCAAAATTGGTATTATGTGCGCAACGACACGGATGCAAGCACACCTGTTAACTTGACCGACTTATGTGACTTTTACTATGCCATGCAAACGGCCAGCACATTCCCTGCCAATTCAGTGGTGGGTGAGTTGTGGGTGACCTATGACGTTGAGTTGTGTAAGCCGTTCTACAACCAGAGTTCAGATGGTTATGCTCGGTACACAATCGCCGTCGCTCCTCCGGGTGGGGGGTCGGTAGTTACCGCTCCGCTGTCCGTCGTCGGCCCCACGGTTAATGTTACCGGTGCCTTGTCGTCGCCTGTGGGTCGAGGTTCCTTGATTCTCACCGCAAATCGCGAGACTACCCTTAACCTTTTCACACCGTATCTTGCATATTCCAGTCCATATGGTACTGGTGCGTCTGCAGTCAATCTCTTCAACTTGCGTGTAGGTGATGTGGTGCGAATTGAGATTACACAGTCATTCACTTTTCCGACCGGTGCCTCTGTCCCGGCCACACCGATTTACGTGTTCACCAACTTGAGTAGCACTGCAAATGCGCCTAACGACAATGTTTGGGTTTCTCCCACCCCGTACACTTATGCTGGTCTTTCGAATACGACCCCGGTATATTTATTGCAATCTGGCTTCTTGAATGTCATAGCTGGTTCATCGTCCGGTGGACAGACTCCTGGGTTGTTGATCGCCGTGTACTATGTCACTGTGCGTAAGAACACCCCGGGGAATCGTCCAATTGTGTATTTTGTGCCAAGCACGGTTCCTGGGCTGATTGTCAATAATTACGCCTGTAACATGGTCGTGCAGGTCGCCGGCCGTCAGGGCCAGGATTTTTAGTGCATTACATTGTTATAGACTGTGAGGTCTTGTACCCAGTCGTCACGTGTCTAGTAGACACAAATTACATGGTTGATGTTATCGGAGTACAGCCACTTCCACAAGTCGCGCCTTGCCCGGGTGCCTCTGATGTGGAGGAGGTTTGTGGGTGGTCGTTCGATCCAGTTCCGTGGCCAGAGTCACCTGAGGTGACTCCTGTTAAGAACGTTCGAGCGCCCATTTACGGTCCGTCAAAGAGGAAGGGTGGTCGTAGACGTGTCAAGTTCGTGCAGGTGCATGTTATCGGCCCGGGAGTCCGCATCACTCCCACAGTTGTTGCATTTGGCCCCGGGTATTCCAGTGATAACTCCGGTGATGGTCCGCAATTCGTGTGTCATGGTAAGCAGAGATTTTACATGGTTATTTGGTTGTTGGTTTTATTTTTGACTTCTGCTACCGCCACGAATCAGACACACACTTTGGCGTCACACACCATTGATGGGCGTCCACAACAAGCCATCCGTCACCCGCCTTTGCAGGGTTTTGAGGGTACTTGCGAGATGGTTTCAATCATCAGTGCGAATTTGATCGTCTTTACCCTCCTTGGCGTGCTTACTGGCTCTTTTAAACTTATCCAGCTTTGGTTTCCAATTTCTGGTTTCCGGAGTGCAATTGTGAGCGCATTCCACAGTTTTCTCGGTATGTCGTTGCTCATATGGTATACCATTTTGCGACCCGGCCGTCATGTCGGTTTACAAATAGCCGATGCTCGGAAAGTCCAGAGGGCATTCGTGCGCTTTTGTCTTCTCGTTATAGAGATGATTATTGTCTCATGCATTGTGTTGGTTTTGTGGACTGCCATTTCCTATTTGTGGGCTTTTTTAGTTACCTCCATTCGCACGTATTATGAAGTGCGGGTTGTATCTAAGCTACTGTGTACCCATTATTCACACAGCATGTTTGGTCCTGCCTACTCTAGTGATAATGCTGGTGACGGCCCACCTAAGGGCATTGGCGGTGGGGGACAGCGGCGTAATAATCTTAACCGGCGCGGTACCGGAGGTAAGAGTAAACTGAAGGGGCCTCCATTGCCACCGTTACCATCAGATACACCAGTTTCATCTGGCGACGTTCTAGTCTCACCTGTCGATTCTGATGTCGTTATTCAACCTGCTGAGCCGGACGTTTATACACCGGAAATCGGTAAGGCTCGCATATATGCTACCGCCACCGATACATATTTGGCCAGTACGGTTAATATGGCCCGCCATCGCGCGATATGCCAACTTGCATTGCTTTCATCCTTTTTGCATGCCTTGGTGACTTTTATTTTTAAACTCCGAACCTCTAGGTTGTACCTTCCGATTTCGCTCGTGTGTAAAATCCTCCACTTTTTCTTTTCCGGGATCAATTTGGTTATGAATGAGTTTTGGTCTGTTTGCCTCGCCGTTTTGTCTTTCCCAGTGGCGATGTATGTCTTGGTCTTGTACCTCATTTCCCGCGCACTAGGTGTAATTGTTCAACATGATCGCAGAGTTAATTACTTTGCACCTCATAGTTCGGATCCTTATCGTCACGCGACTTATGAGCAAACTATTCAAAAGTTGCAGTACAAGGTTTATAACCACCGACATCAGGCCAGCGCTTTCCATCAAAATGTGTATCAACCTTTTTGGCACGCCGTTGTTCACGTTCCACGGTTAATTTTATCCCAGTCATTGAACATTCTTATTGACGCTTTACAATTCTTGGGCCGCTTTGGTCAAGTCGGTGATATCGGCGATGAGGGATTGGAAGATGACTTGCACCGCGAGATCGATCAGTACCGTACTGAAATCGCGGAGTTACTCCGTACCTTCACGTTGTCTTACCAGGAAGCTGTTGTTGGTTGTGTGCTCACTGCTGAGGCTGAACACAACGTTAAGACACGCGAGACGTGGGAGTACATTTACGATGGTGATGGAATAGTGGAAGATAGCGGGCAGATTAATTTGGTAGCCCTCAATGGTTTTATCATGGCAGCCGAATGCGAATATGATAAACTTCTGTATAAGAAGTTCGCTGAGCAACACTTCGGTGCTACATCAAATTTGCAGACATATAAAACACTTATGTGGACTGCTGCCCGCCATTGTACTGACCAGGAATATCTTGATAAATTCATGGTGTCCACATGTATTAAATTCATGAATGATAACCAGTTTAAGATTTATCAGGGCATCCATGCTGTGGGAAAGAAGGAGTTGATCCTCTCTATATGACGGTTTCCGAGCACCATGTATGGTGCTCACGCCATGCCGGTGTGTAGATTCCGTCCAAGTGAGATTGATTTCGAATTGCCTGGTTACCGAGACAACAAACGTTTTGTGCTTCTAAGTAAGTCACATGATGTAAATATTGTAGATAATTTGCCCCACTTTCCTCCTCTTACCGCCTCAGTAGAAGTCGTCGACCCGTTTTACCGTACTTGTTATGGCCCTACCTTTGTGCACAATGGGCTTATATTTGCACGGACTAATCGGTGTCTGACGTATGCTGCTACGCGGTTACTTGGAGCACGTAAAGACTGCAATGGCAACACGCATGAGGATTTGTGTGCCGCGCAGAAAGAGTTTATCACTCGACACAAGAAAATTTTGACTGACTATGGACACATTTTATGTCAGCACATTGAGGAGAAATATGACAATCTTGTGGATTCCGTGGTGCGTCTTGTAAGAGAGCCCCATCCAAAACGCAAGTTGCGGATTGCTGCATTCCGAGAATTGCTCGAAACCAACAATATTTCATCGGAGGTGTGGTTTCGTGAGGTCCTCGGAAATGTCAAAGGTGAAGAATGGGCTAAACCTATGAAATATCCAAGACTTGTTAACGACTTGACCACGGCAGCGTCGTTATTAGGCGCTAGCGCAACACACATTATGAAAGATTGCATGGCTGCAAAGCCCTTATGGCACAACGGTGGGGTCGCGATTTTCGTGTCCTCACCGAACCATGCTGTTTTGACCAGTGTGTTCGACTTGCTGATCAATGCGTCGCATCCCGTTTTCATTTACTTCTCCGATGATGCATGTTTCGCTACCACTATTAATGGAAAGCGACTAATGTGCAATCTAGATATTAGTACTTGTGATGGCTCACATACAAATTCTCTATTCCAAACCCTCACCATGGTCACCCGTGGAAAAGTTCGGCAGTTGATGAGGCGACTGATCCAGCAGTGTAAACAACCCTTGAAGCTTAAGACACGAAAAGGGCGGCACACTGCGAAATACCGGCCTCGTGAGCCGGTGCTCTACAGCGGAAGCACACTGACTACATTAGTGAACAATATGGCTAACCTATGCATTTTTATCTCCGTAATGGAGACTCGCATTGGGGACGTTGGCGATATTGTCAGTGCCGCTGCTCGGGCTGGGTATAACGTTACTTGTGACGTGTGCCACTGTCCCGAGAAATTGCAATTTTTGAAACATTCTCCATGTTCTTTCAATGGTCATTACCGACCTGTTCTCAACGCCGGAGTAATTCTTCGACTATCCGGCGTTTGTAAACGCGATCTTCCAGGTCGCAAAAAAGAGAGCATGATGTTACGGGCCAATCGATTTCAACGCTCGCTGATGAATTGTTTCAAAAACTCCCCTCGCCATCCATTGATCGATGCTTTAACACCCACCGATTTCACTGAAGTCATACATGATTTTAAATCTGGCCACTACATTCTTGACCATACTGTGTCCGATATTGTCTTCGACGTTCCTATTGAGCATTTCTCTAGGCGTTATGACATAACCGTACACGATTATGAAGAATTGTGTAATTACAGCAGATTTGGCTTCGGTTACTTCATTCGGTGTCGCGCCTCACACGCGATGTTGAAGCTAGACTATGGGTTAGATGCCGTCCGCACAACCATCTAACTTGGCACCCCCGTTTACAACAGCAGTCCTCCCGGCTCCCGCTGTTCAGG